TAACCAATTAATAAAATGATTATCATCAAACCAATCCTAATGGCATTCTTAACTTCAAACGCAGTTAAGGAACTTGTTATCTCGCTGTTAGAAGCTTATGCAGAATCTACGGATAACACCATTGATGATCAAGCAGTACAGTTAATTAAAAAGAATTTATTTCCTGGACTTAAAGAATAATGACTAAAGCTAGAGCAACTGAACAGCAGTTTAATGAACTGCATAATTTAATTACGGAGGAATTTCTAGTACGGATAAAAGCTGGTGAAGCCACTACTGCCGACCTTAAAGCAGCAGCTGATTGGTTGTATAAAAATGATATCACAGGTATAGCATTAGATGGATCTCCTCTTGGTGCTCTAGCTGATCTAATGCCAAAGGTTGATTTTGATGCAGTACAAAGGGCGGTGACAAGGTAATGGCTAAAACTCCAGCAATTAAATCCAGATTAGTGAAACAACTTAAGGCTAAAGGTAAGTCAACATCTGCTGCATTTGCTATTGCCCAAAGTGCTTTAAAAAAATCTGGTAATGTTACCAGTAGTGGTAAAGCTACTGCTAAAGGTAAAAGACGTGGGGCTATGACTCCAGCAGCTCGTGCTAAAAGTAGAGCTGTTAAAAGAAGTGGAGGTAAACCGTCTGACTATGTTTACAATAGTAAGACTAATACTACTAGGAAAAGATAATGGCTCCTAAACGTATGCCTCGTCATAAGCTGAGAAGGAGTGCTAGGAACTATAGAGATAATCCAGAGTCCCGTAAAAAGAAAAATGCATCTCAGCGAAGACGAAATAAACTTAAAATCAATAAGAAGTATCGAGCCGAACTAAATCGTGCCAGACGTAAAGCTGGGCAATATGGTAAGGGCGGTAAAGATTTTTCACATACTAAACGAGGAAAATTAGTCCGAGAGAATGCTTCTAAAAACCGAGCGAGGAATCGCAGCCGTAAATAAACCTGAGAGGTGCCTAGAAGGCTCCCTACCGAGCCTTAAGCACCCTTTATATACATATGCCTAGAAAGAAAAAACAAGCACCCTTAGCGGAGCAATTACAAAAAGACTTTCGTTTATTCCTAACGGCAATCTGGACCCATTTAGCGTTACCACCTCCTACCAGAGCACAGCTTTGTATAGCAGAGTATTTACAACATGGACCCAAGAGACTCCAGATTCAAGCCTTTAGAGGTGTTGGTAAATCTTGGATTACTGCAGCTTTTGTTCTTTGGACGTTATTTAACGATTCAAATAAGAAGATCATGGTTGTATCGGCATCTAAGGATAGAGCCGACTCATTCTCAATCTTCTGTCAAAGACTAATACTGGAAGTTCCTTGGTTATCACATCTTAGACCTAAGAATGATGATCAAAGATGGTCAAGAGTCTCTTTTGACGTTGGCCCAGCTGCACCTCACCAGGCTCCTTCTGTTAAATCAGTGGGTATTACTGGTCAGCTAACAGGATCTCGTGCCGATTTAATGGTATTAGACGATGTAGAGGTACCTAATAACAGTATGACCGAACTGCAACGTGAAAAACTACTTCAATTGGTTACGGAGTGTGAGTCTATCCTTACTCCTAAGCCTACTTCTCGTATTATGTTCCTTGGAACTCCTCAGACTACTTTTACCGTATACAACAAATTACGAGAACGATCTTATAAACCGTTTGTATGGCCTGCTAGATACCCTCGAAAGGTGGCTATGTATGATGGTTTACTCGCACCCCAATTAGAGGAAGACTTAAATAAAGAAGATGAGCTTACTTGGAAACCTACAGACACCCGTTTTAGAGAAGACGACCTATTGGAAAGGGAGTCAGCAATGGGTAGGAGTAACTTTATGCTTCAATTTATGTTGGATACAAGCTTATCTGACGCAGAAAAGTTCCCTCTTAAGTTTGCAGACCTCATCATTAACCCTGTTAATCCCGACACAGCACCTGAAAACATTATTTGGTGTTCAAGTAAAGACAACATAGTTAAAGATTTACCTTGTGTAGGACTTCCAGGTGATTATTATTATAGTCCTATGCAGATTCAAGGGGAATGGAAGCCTTATAGTGAAACTATCTGCAGTGTAGACCCTTCTGGAAGGGGTACAGATGAGACTGTAGCATGCTTCTTATCCCAGTTGAATGGGATTATATATTTACATGAAATCTACGCCTCTACAGACGGTTATAGCGATAGTACATTACTTGCTATTCTCGCTAGATGTAAACGATTTAATGTATCAACTTTACTTATTGAAAGTAATTTCGGTGATGGTATGATATCTGAACTATTTAGAAAACATGCTATTAACAAAAATGTACCAATTAACATAGAGGAAACTAGAGCTAATGTCAGGAAAGAAGATAGGATTATTGACAGTCTTGAGCCTGTGTTTAATCAGCACAGGTTGGTTGTTGATCCCAAGGTTATTAAATGGGATTATGATTCGGGGGCTGAAAGGCCGTCTGAATCTCGATTCCAATATATGCTTGGATACCAAATCTCCAGGATGTGCAGGGAAAAAGGGGCTGTCAAACATGACGATAGAATCGATGCCCTCGCTCAAGGGGTCAAGTGGTTTACAGATGCCCTCGCCATCAGTGCCTCTGCCGCAATAAAAGACAGAAAAAATGAAGAATGGTTAGATCACCTTGAAGCTTGGATGGATGACCCTCAATCTGAAGCTAATCACCTCGTTTTAGGTATGAATCATAACCAACGTAAACAAGCTCGTGGTAAGACCTCTTCACGTGTCCCTACTTGGGTTTAAAGCAACGTCCTTATAATACACGGAGAAGTGGTGCTCTTCGTGTGTGGAAACAGCGGTCAAAAAAGGAAGAAGATTAAGACAACATTCTTTCTCTTCTTCCACTTTAAACATCATGTTTGCGAACGAAGTGAGCCATGATAAAGAAATTATTATTACTCTTACTACTATTAAGGATAATAGGTCCAGTAGGAGCTATAACATACTATTACCTAAAGAATAATGTTAATGAGAGACAAAATCCTCAAAGCTTTATTAGCCCACGCTCAAGGTGATCTTCAAAAGCACCTCGCTAATATTGAAATATATATGAATAACCCAGTTGGTATTGGAGAGCACCCAGGAGTCCTAGAAGCAATAGAATCAGAACTACATGAAGCATCAAAATATGAAGATCATATAAATATTATTAATAAGTATTTGAAAAAGTAAATGACCATTCCTACTCAACCTAAACAGATTAAATCACATTGGTATTATATCTTCTGGGCTACAGCAACTATAGCTGTCGTTTTAGGTCAAGTTTATGTTGCTACCAGTTATAGGGCTTTAGCGGAGGTGTTGAAACTATCTCTCACTTGAAAACTGATAAGCTCCTTAAGATTTATATGAAGGCTCAGGAGTGTACATCACGTAAAAAAGCACAGAAACTGATTACTAAACATACTAAACGTATTAGAAAGTTGTCTGCTTTAAGGGATCACTAAATTTTGGTATAATTTTCTGAAGGCTTATTACTACGCCCCAGACATTTTATACCCCCCAAGCCCCCCAAATTATACCTTCTTCTGTATTTTTTTATACCTCGAGGGGTACCTAGTACATTTGTACTACTCGAGGGGGGTAGTGGTACATATGTACTGCTCTCGGGGGGTAGTGGTACAACTGTACTACTACTACAAGGTAGTGGTACACATGTACTACTACCTTTCGGGGGGTAATACAAACGTACTACTACGCATCTGTTGACGTAAGCATTTATACTTAAATATCCCTGTAAAGCTTGCTAATCAATAAGGATGCGTTATGAATGAGATAAGGAATACTTTATTAATTTATGCAACAAAAAACAGTAGTAGTACAGATGTATTAGTGATGATTAGTACAGATGTACTATAGTATAAATGTACTAATGAACAGTAATACAAATGTACTATAGTACAAATGTACTACAATACAAATGTACTACTCCTAAAAAAACGCTGGAGATGCTGCCACCATCATCAAGTGGCCTGAGTATTTTTACTTAATCGATCTGAATTAAATGATACTTATGTATCAAATGATACTAGATTGAATCAATGAGTATTTATACTGATAGCCTACCTACGTCAACCCTTTTATATTTAAAGAGTATTAAACGAGGTAAACAAAACCAATTAAATAAATGAGTATTTTTACTCATTCACAGTTAATCCAAAACATGCAATACTTAAAGAGTAAAGCAAACGAGGATTAAACAAACCAAGACAATCAAACATCAAGGCTATCCCTTGTAAGGATAGTACAGCTTGAAACCCAAAGAGTTACACGGACAATCTAGGTATTAATACCTTAACGTCACTGGCCTTGGCAAGCGTTACCCAGTCACAGTGTCGGCCTTGAGGGGTCAGCTTGAACAGGGGATGATGTGGGAGTACGTGGCATCTCTGCCGTTGCTGCGTTAACTAACAAATGGTACTGTGGCATTAGATACGAAGTTCATTATTAATGTAAAACCTGTTCAAAGAGTTAATCTAGGTTAGCACCAGGTAATTAAATTAATGGCAGTCGGCCTTTGTAAGTCCACACTTCACTATTAATTAACTATAGTTCATATGTACTATGACAGCCAACTGTCCCTTGACGTTAGACAACGTGAAAGTGTGTAATACATATGAACTATTTCTTGGAGTGGCTAGGCATAGAGGGTTCAATCATTTTGAATATGAATAGTATTAACTAATTAATACTTGGCTTCTTATATGATTACTCTATCAGGTGCAATTCCTGAACACTCCACACTGACCACTATCATCAGCGCACCGTGAGCTATTCACAACTAAGTGATAACGCTCGTCACATTGTCGCCAAGTTCACGCTTGCTACATCACTTGAGGTAGCTCAGGGCGTGGCATGGTACTCAGTAGCCCATGAAACAGCCTCTAACATGGCTAAATCATATGGCCTGAGTGTTGACACATGTGCAGGTGTTATCGCTGCTCTCAGCCCCAATAATCGCTGGGAGCGTAACATCATAGACGCTGAGAATATCATCACTGCATGGAGACATGGAGAGGATGATGATGTACTAGCCATCAAGTGCTGTACATACCATAAGATGAAAGAGAAAGCTCTCAAGATTCTTAACTCAAGCAAACCTATTGATGAGATCCTTAATGGTCCCAAGATCATTGAGTTCTTTAACTGCATCACCATGACTAAGGATGATGTATGTATTGATGGCCATGCCTATAGTGTATGGTTTGGATCACGCTTAACCATGAAGGATGTACCTAACATAGGTATAAAGCTCAGGGCTAAGATTAAACAGGACTATCGAGATGCAACCACATTCATTAATGAGGAATTGCTGACAGAGTATAGACCTAGTGATGTCCAGGCTATAACATGGGTAACACACAAGAGGATTCACAATGTATGACAAGCAATTAAGCCTCATGCCTATCTTGAATGGGTGTGTGCAAATCAACAAATCAGCATTGACTGATCCAGCCATCATGGCTACCTTACAAACACTTGAGGAGAAAAACTATGACCTCTACCGAACACCATTCGGGGGAACCAGTTGGAACATCTCAGACAGAGACTAAATGGCAACCAATGCCAATGGATGTGTACAAAGCACTTCAAAGACTTGAAGTAAAACGCATCAGGCAGGAGGAACAATGACCACCTTCATTGTCTGGGTATGTATAGTAGTATTACTGTACATCTTTCTTAAAAACATTCATCAAAACTATTAATTATGCAACCAGCTAAACGCACCTCGCAATGGGTTAAGGACATCGAAGTTCTTGACTTCTGGGCAGGCACTGTCTCAGTCACCACCAAGACTGGTACTGAGTACATATACTACAATGTATCCAAACGTGCTATTGCTAACCTCTGTTTTAATGACAGGATGAGCCTAGGATTCTGGGTTAATCAGAATTGTATTAAGTCAGAGCGTACTGAATTCACCACCTTTAACGAGTATAACCATGTCTGAACCATATACAGGGTCATATGAACCTGATTCATTAACTATATGGCTTGATGAATCAGTTGAACCTATCCTCCTGGAAAGGCATATCAACTATGAAAAGGATTATCGCAACCATGCAGTCACCGTCAAGGTATTTGATGATGACCGAATGGCCGATGATGTATTGGATGAGTTAGGTATGGGTGACTTATGTGACCATTACTTGTACTCTCGCTACAATGTAGATGCCAATGCAAAAGAAGACTTGTCGCTCGTGTAGTATAGACAAGGATGTAGAGGATTTCCCTTTATTCTCTACGAGTGGGGCTGGTCGTAAGAATACTTGTAAGACTTGCTCTAATGAATTAGCAGTTGTTAGAGCTAGGTTACGCAAGGAGAACCCACCCCCTGAAGCAGGTGAATGCCCTGCATGTGGTAGATTCACCGAGAAATGGGTGTTAGATCATTGTCATCATACGGATCAATTCAGGGGTTACATCTGCAATAGTTGTAACTTAGGTTTTGGTAAGTTTAATGATGACCCTAAGATGATGCACCGAGCTATCAATTACCTTTGGAATCCACACGGATTCATCCCACCGCCACAATCATCAAGCCATGAGCCACAACAACCAGCCTGAATACTTCACACTCATATCTATTAATGAGTATGACGGGTCATCAATGGTCCTCGGTATATTCGAGAACATGGGAGCCGTAACTCAACGTCTTTTAAGGATACCCTCTAGCTGTGGATCTGAGTATCACATTGAATGCTTCCACTTATCTTCTGAAGAGAAGGAAAAGGAAGTAACTGATGATATACTAAAGCAGAGAGAGAATCTCCAGAAAGAGAGAGATTATGAAAAAGTGAAGGCAGCGTATGAAGCACCAGCTATGCAACCCTTAAGCCGAGAAGCTTATGCAGCCGTATTATCTGAGAATGAAGAACATGATTACCCCGAATTGGCAACATCACTCGAAGAAACTACAGAAGTGGACTCGTAAACCACAAGCAATACGAGATTCAAAGCACAGATTAAAAGCTCTTATCAAAAAACTAAGGAGGAAAACGCAATCCACAGATACCATAATTGGCTATGGACAATCGTTGCATTATTATTAGTGGCAGTACCTTTAGGTACTATGTCACTTATTGTAAGGATGAATAGATATCATCCGTCCAACCCATCTATCCATTTCTTATATTAAACATGGCACGAATAGACCCGTACCCAAACAGATGGCGAGAAGTTAATGCTTGGGATGCTACTGATGAACTAACTAATTACAATGGTGAGATGTGCCTAATGGCTTCAGAGAATTGGGTTTTACCTGAATCTCATGTAGCTATAGTGAGGGCATACCATAAGAACGGTACGATTGAGGAAAGGTCGTACCGTCATCCAGGGTATGCTCATAGGTACATGCGTAGTCTATTAAGTAATAAGTCAGACTTCACATTACTAACTTGGAATGCAATCCAAGACACATTACCCAAGGATGCTTATGATTAACCCACATGATCTTGCAGAACTCCTTGACCGCAAGGGTTACTATGTAGATGATGATGACGGAGAGGTTACAGCTAGTCTTGATCCTTACGAGGATGAACTAGATGACCTACTCATATTACTTGCAGCCGTTGAGTGTCTTCAGCTCAAAAGGAAACCAGTAGAGAATCAACTTGGATTCTATCTACCACACTGGAGAGCATATGAAGACATGGAACAGTATTGTAAGGAATTTCCACAAGACCCCGCATGTTTAGATTATGATGCATGAATTCACTCAATCACAGATTGACGCTCTTAACGAGCATGATTACTCTATGTTTTTAGCCTATGGCGACACCTTCACAGATCAAGAAACAATTCCTATTGGAACAGGAGGCGATTTCTTGTGGGAAGCAGAGGCTTCACGATTCGATAGAGAAACTAGAGAGCAAGTCGTACAGTTCGGCAAGCGTTTACGGTGTACCCTCAATCAAGGCAGCCCTTCCGATTCTTATCTCGTATGTTGATAAAGAGCGATGGAAGCTAACCAATGGTCAAGCTGGTAAGTATTACCAACCTGTAGCTAAATACTTAACTGAATTGGAATCATTAGCTATTGCATCAATAGTATTGAAGGTTACATTCGATCAGGTATTCAGCACTCGTGAACGTGAAGACTATGTACTTAGTGTTATCACTAAGATAGGTCAA